ATCAAATATTGCTACACAACTTTTAAGTCTAATAGCCTTACCCGCACCCGGTGCTGCAATAACTGTTACCGGAGTAGCATTCATAGCAAGCAAGTTTGCAGATGTCAGGCTTACAAGTACTTTATAAGTATCTGTAAGAAGTGTAGTACCACCAGTAGTAGCGTTGTTAGCTTCAAGTACATCTACAGCAGCCTGAGCTGTTGCAATAGCAGTTGTGTTTGTATTAATCTGGTCTACAGCCTCATTATAAATATCAGCAAAAATAGGTGCTGTTGTCTTAATGTTTTTGCTGTAATTATCAGTTGTAATTTTTTTAAGCGTTGCCATCTAATTATGGATTAGTTTTAAATGAATTGGTTAATTTATATGTCTCAACAGCTACCTCAATAGCTCTATCCACAATTTCTTCGTGATACTCTGCCAGTATCTCACAACTTGATGTTGTAGGTGTACCTGTTAACAGTGTAATGCTTGCAGGATTTTTAATGTAAGTTATATAATATGTAGTAATAGATGTAGTATCACTACCACGTATAAGCTCATGCTGTCTACTGCCAGAATCAATTCTCCAAATGAGGTCATTGTAAGGTTGTTTAAAGGGGTTATCTATATGAAAATTATAGTAGTCTAATTTAATAGGCTTTATTGTTACCCCTGTTTTAACACTTGCTTCACCGTGACAGTTTGGTAATGCTGTTGTGGCGTGCTCGTGCACTACATACTTACAATCTGCTGGTAAATTATATAATGTACCATAAGGAAAGTTGCCTGCTCCTGCTGAAGCTACTGTAGTAGATACTACTAAAGCATCTAACCTTTTTCTTGCAGCCTCATTAGATTCATAGAGTGAATACCAGTAATCAACAAACCTTCTTAATCCTTCATTCAGATAATACTCTACATCAATGGTTCTTATATCAAGAACCTTATCAATATGATTCTGTAATCTCTGCTCAAATCTAAGTTGGAGATTCAAATTTGTCATTTCTTATCCTCCTTAGATGCTAATTTATACTTCTGTTGCTCAAATAAATCTACTGCAAGTCTCACTATATCTTCGTGCAGGTAATCAGCTAATTCACAAACTTCTGTTTCTGTAGCAGCATCTGAAGCATCTAAGACAAGTTTCCTTGGCATTACAAGACAGTGTGCTTTAGTATTTGTAGTTGTATAAGTTGTATATGAATCAAAAATTACCATTAATGAGGATATACTATTGTAAGAATCCTCAGTATCGTTGTTGGTTTGTGTGAATACTGGTACTAAAATCAAGGGTTTATTAATAGAAGTAGTGAGGTATTTGTTTACTTCACCTGCTTCTACAGGCATTAAATCTATAAGAGTTGTGGTTGTAGCATAAGGATATGTCCTTGTGATTACACCCGTAGCACTTATATAATGCCACACATAGGCTGTGGTAGGTTTAAATAGATATGTATTAGTATGTGGAGTTACAGTTACGTTAGTGAGTGTAAGATGTTTAATCAGGTTCTTTAGGTCATTGAGGTTGTTTCCAAGTATTTTAGTTCTTTCATAGAATGAAGGAGCTGACAGATATTTTTCCTTAATATACTTAATCTGAGATTCATTCAGATACCTGAATATAGTATCTGTATCTGGTTTCTCAGCATCATTAAATAATGGACTACTGGTTTGTAGCAGAGTCTCAAACAACTGTTGCATTTCAAATGTAGTCATATTTTATTGATTGGAAATTTTAGCAAATTTAATAGAATTTAAAGCTTCTTCAACTGCATATCCTACGATAATAGGATGTAATACCAAGTCCAGATTTGTATCTGTAGTAGTAGTAATATCAATCATAGTAGGTTCTATAATAGCTGTAAGCTCAATTTCACTAACATCACTTACATAAGCATCTACAAGAACTGTCAAAACACTTTCACCATCATCTACTTCGGTAAAAGCTTTTGGGTATTTAAACCAAGGCTTGTTATAGATTGTTGTTAAGAAAATATCAATATCTGTCTTATCACCAACTATATCGTTAGGAATCCATTCATCTGTTATAGTAGGATTAGTACGTGTAAGTTTACTTCTTGACCTAAGATAATACAAAAAAGTTGGATGAGTAGTATTGAGATTTAGTGTGTAAGCATTGGTTAAAATTACTGTGTGAGGGGCTGCAACAGCAGAGTCTGTAATGATAAGATTGGATATAGGGTTATAATCACCTGCTAAGTATTTCTCTCTAACGAGCCTTAACTGTGCAATGTTTAAAAACTGACTTATCTCTGAATCTTCCCAACCCGGAGCAGCCAAACTAGTGGCTGCATCATATCGGGTTAAGAATTCATCTTTCATTTCTACTGCTATCATTTCTTAGGCTTGGTCTCAGTTGCATCAATTTGTGCAAGAAGTTTCAAATGGTCTTCCTGATGTCTCTCATCTTTGAAGTAAAGAATTACTTCTTTAAGTGAGCTACCCAATGGGGTTTCATCCGGCATAAGAACAAATGTACTTCCTATAATCTTAATTACTCCATTACGAATACCATTATGGATATTCAGTTTATGGTCATAATCACTGTTCATTACTTCAATGAACTTCTTAGCATCCTTCTGTATAATACTCTGTACCTGAGCTACCATAAATGGTACTTTCTCATCTACTGAGGGTTTTGCAGAAGTTTGATTCTCAATCCAATAGATACTCAGGAACTCGTAAAGTTTAGTTTGTGAGTGCTGAATCTTATCAAACAATTTATAGGCTTCAATGTTATGCTGAGCTGTAGAAGCTGTAATTTCTTCTTCATACCCCTCATCTACAAGTACAAGTCTATAACTTCCACTATCGTAACGTGATTCCCAATTCGGAGCTACAATTCCACCATAACCACTATTGGCAAGCAGAATTTTATAATCTAGGTATTGGTCAGGATTCGATAGATTAAGCTTAGTTAATATAGTATCGTTAGTAACTACAGTATCAGGTTTGCGAATAATCACTTCCCTTTTATACCAGAACGGAATAATTCCATTTCTATCATCAGGTTTTTTATAAGGAGACAAATCTCCCGGAACAAAGTCCATACCTGAAAGTTTGGTATCTTCAAAATATTCTTTTTCTTCTAATGTTAGTGGGTTGACCAACTCTCCGGTTGCTCTTGAAATAGGAACTGTAATAGCCATTACTGCTCCATCATTTAACCACGCACCACTATGCGTAGGTTCTAACCATCCTGCCCATACAACAGGTTTAACGAGAACCACACGGTTCTTAGGTAATGTAAAACTCATACTCTTCTTCTTCTAAGATTAGTTAATAATTAATTATGAAAATGTACCTGCCTATACATAATATAAGCAGGTACTTTTCTTTGTATTATCCGAGGATATTAGGTTTGTAAACAGCTACCCTTGTCGGGTCATAAATAATTGCTCCACCTTGGAAGAACCTATGTTCAGTCCAAGCATCTACAGGATTACTCATAAGCCTGTTTTGTTTACCCATAGTAAACGGGTCACGCAATCCAGCCTCAAAGCCACGTACGTCACCACCATTTTTCTTGTAAACTTTCTGGATATTAGGCTTACCGTCAGAAGTACCCATGTTCAGAATATCATATACATATGATTCTGCCAAACCCGGCTGACTTCCCATCAGAAGTTTATTACGCTCGAAGTCATCTTTCAAAGCATCGTGCATAATGTTAACTTTGATACCCTGTGGGCCTACATACTCAAGAAACTGTCCCTTGAATCCATAACCATTTCCACCTGTTGAGTAGATACGGTCATTGTTACGAGCCGGAGTATAAAGTGTTGAATGATATTCAAGTGCTTTGCTGAACTGAACCATTCCACGCTCACCAGTCATTACAGTAACTTCACGTTGTCCCATAACAATCTTTCCAATGGAAAGGTCAAGCAACATATCAGTGAATTTGTTAATGTTAAATGAAGGATAAGAGTAGTAGTTAGAAGATTCCATCTGCTGACGAATACCAGCACCCATCCTCAGTTCATAACCACCTTTATCTTTAATTTTGTAAGTATCGTCAGAAGTTTTGTTAGAAGTTGCATACATCAACATCTTAGCAATTTCTTCCTGATACTGCATTTCAAACTGGTATGAACGGTAGTCCATCCAAGTTGTCATTACTTTTCCGGTAGCGTGGTCTTTCCAGCTAAACTGTACTGGCCTGTCAATCATATTACCCGGAACTGTATCCTGCATACGAATAGTAGTAAAACTATTCTTCATTTTGAATGGGAAGTTGTAGTTAACACCTCCACCTTTCTTTGACATAGTGTCAGATACAGGAGAGAAGTCTTTACTAAACCTCTTACCAGCTTGCAGTTCTTCATAAGGTACAGACAGATTCCTGTCACCTGTATTCAGACGACACCTGTATTCCCAATATGCTCCAACAGGGCGGGGTTCATCAAGGATGTAAATAGGATAAACTTCATTACGTTCACCTACAATTTGGTTAACATCAGTGAACCATTTTTCAGCGAAAGTAAGATAAAATTCTGTAAAGTTTTTACCTACCTTATCAGAAGCTCCGATTGCAGAGCCCCCTGCGGTAAGAGAAGCCTTTACCAAAGGAATATTCTTCTTTCCAGAAGTGATAATGTCCCAAGTAAAGTCATCATCTGAATCCAGATAAAGTGCATCAAACCTATTAAGATATGAACTTACAGTAGTACCAAAGTTAGCTTGGTGAATCATAGTAGCAAGCTTGCTTGCTTCTTGTGGTTTTATACCGAATTGATAACCCAGATTGGCTTTGGTTACAATGCCTGACAAGTCATCATTTTCGTACATTTGAAGTGGTGAAATTCTCATTTTTATATATATTTAAAAGAGTTCTTATTTAAAATTGCCAAGGCTAATCTCAATATCATCATCACTACCACCACTACCCAGAGTACTCTTACCTGATGTAAAGTTAGTATTGCTGCTATCTTTAAGTTTTGCCTCAAGTTCTGCTACAGCTTTACTTTTCTGACGTACTGAAATTTTATCCCAGTTACCGTCAAATACTCCCATTTCAATAAGATAGTTCTCTATGATAGCATATTTCAATGGATTCTCTGCTCTTTTGACCATTGCCAAATTCATAGGTTCACCATTAGCTCCTGTCTTAACAGGTGTAGTAATGCTTGTAAAGATTTTATCCTTAGTTTGTTTGTTAATCTTGATACCAGGAACTATTTCAGTTATGGTATCAACTTCTTTACGGAGATTTTTAAGGTTCTCCTCTCTTGCTTTTTTAGCAGCTTCTTCCTGCTTAACTTTATCTTCCTTGAGCTTGATTTCCTGTTGCTCAGTAATCTTGATTAAGTTCTTGTGTGCCTTTTTAGCGTTATCTGCAAGTTTACCTGTAGTTTCATAAGCCTCCAGTGTATCTGCTATCTCATCATCTGCCATACCACGATACTTCAGATTCTCAGTAATCAGGGCTTTCTGCAAAGCCTCATCCTCATCAATCTTATCTTCAGTAATACCGGCATAAGCTTTTTTAGCTTCATACACATCTGCCCACTGTCCTAAGTCAAGTCCTGCATCCCTTGCTTCAAGAAAGTTTCTGAAGTCTTCATCAGCTTCTCTCTTGTATGCTTCAATATCCTCATTAATAGACCTTCTACTAAGTTCCATCAATGCTTCTGTCTCACCGCCAAGCTCCTCTACCAACTTATCGAATTCTTCATCCTCGAAAGATGGTAAAAACCCCTCCTCTGAAAGAGCTTTTGCGAAAGGTTTAAATGGTGAAGAAGAAGAGCTACCCTTTGTTTTACTCGGAGGGGTTTTATCATCTGTTACTTCTACAAAGCCTTCTTTATCTAATTCAGGCTCCTCATCTTCAATAAATGGTTTATCGGGGGTCTTACCCACCTTTACTTCGATGAAGTTTTCTTCTTCTCCATCAGTTGCAACTACCGTCTTACCGGGAGTCTTGTCTTCTACATCCTCTGTACTAATAGGTGTTGCACCTTTGTCAGGGATTTCTATAAAATCATCTTGTGCACCAAGATTGATGCCATCAAATAGTCCACTCATATCTCTTCTTCTTCATTTAAGATTATGCAAATTTATATTAACTATTATTTAAAAACAACTTATTTGACTATAAGTTGGGTTTTTAAGCCCAACTCTATAGCCAAAATATATTATTCAAAACTATGGTCAAATAGGTATGCTGCCTGAGCACCATCACCCAATAAATCAAGTTTATCAATGATTGTAGAGAATCTGTCCACCTCTTCTCTCTGCTCTTTGAGGAACTGGATTGCAAGTCCATAAGTATCATGATCAGCTTCTTTAAGAGACATTGTAGCAAGTTCCTTATAAGTACCTGTTACAAACAATTCATGCTTATAGGCTTCATTAAATACAGTCTTCATTGATTTAAAGTTCTCAATGCTTGGTTTATCAAGTTGAGGTATAATTGCCATACATTCTTTCTCATCCATAAAATTGATGATAAGTCTTGCGTGACTCCTCTCCTCCTCACCATGTTTAAAGAAGAATTCTGCTACATTATTAAATCCATAAAACCTACACCATGTCGCCATAGCATCATAGATTTCAGCAGATTCCTTCTCCCATTTAATATGTTGATTGAGTCTTGCCTCAATCTGTTCACTAACTAATTTATCCATATTTATTTCTTTTTAGTTGCTGAAGGTTTTGGCCTCAACTTTGCTATTTTAATTTTGGTTTCTTCTTGCATAGATGCCAATCTTTCCTTAGAAGCTCTATCTTTATCAGCAATAGATTCTTTAGATTTTAATTCCTTATCTACAAGTTTTTCCTGTAATTGTAATTCAGGAGTTTTATCCTCAATTACTTCAGGTTCAGGAGCATTACCCATAAGTTTAATTTCCTCAACCATAAGTTTAGTTTCTCTATCAACAAGTAGTTTCTCAATTTCGTGACTTTGAATATCCTCTCTCGAAGAAATTTCCATCTCAAGCATCTGAGCCTCATGTTGACGTTGTGCTTCCTCACCCTGCTGTTGACGTTGAACATTCCCCATTTCAGCCCTCTCAATCTTGCGTCTTGTATCAGCAATAGATTGTGTCATATAAATATCCATAAAGCTGCTGAAGTTAAGATTACCTGCCTGTATACCTGCGTGTGCAAGCTGTACAAGAGCATTCTTGAGTTCAGTCTGCATTGAGGAATCAGTCATAACTAAACCATAATCAGCTTCAGCAAACAATTCCCCATCAATGGTGAATATCTGCTGAGCTAAATCTGATTCCATTATATACTGAGCTACCTTACTACCATTCATATAAGCATACTTAGCAGTCTCCAGAAGAGTCTCCAGTGCTCTCAGTTTGGTAAAATCATGTATCAGGAATAACTCCTCAGTACTATGTGAGCTTTGTGTTACAGACCTTTCTACACCACCTACAGTCTCCCTATTATCAATAGAACCTTCTCTCTGTCGTGTAATACCTACAGCATTACCAAGAGAGTCTTCTATATACCTCATCATCTCAAGAGTCTGAGCAATGTAATTTCCAAGGTCAGGATTATAAATCTTACCTGTAGTATTGAAGTCTCCTGCTAATTTACCAGTAGCTCTACCTTTATCTCCTTCTTGGAAGGAGTCTACAAATAAATAACCCATTTCTTCACCATAGTAAAGCCATTTATCCAAATCCCATTCTCCCGGCTTCTTAGCCAAGTCCATCTCAATCATTGGGCCTTTATACTTAGCAATAGATTTATCTACCCTGTAAGCAAGCTTATTGTACATATAGGCATAAGGTTTCATCATTGTCATCAATGATTTAGCCTTACCAAAATTAGTATTGTAAATTGTACCAACATAACCTGAGCCACAAATGGAGAGATTATCCATCCTGCGGAATTGTACGGGTCTTGGTTGCATCTTTAAGAAAATGTCTTTACCAATTTTAGTACCCTCCCACCATTCATTAATCCATAACCATTTAATTTTCTCACCTTTGGATTTATCAATCCTGTAATTCTCATCTACAACTTCCTCAATCTCATCACCTGTTTCAGGGTCAAGATAAGTAAGTACACCAAGTTTACGTCTTGATTTCCATACTACTCTGGTTACACGCACGTTACCTTCAGTATCGTAGATTGCATTACCGTAGCCGGGATCAGTTACATCAATAAGCCCATCCGTATCAGTAGAGAACGGATAATATGGAACACTTGCATCTGGGTAGTCAACTAATGGTCTACCGTGTGGTTGGAGTCCTGTACCCCTCTCTAAAGCATCAATTTCTTCAGGTTTAAGGTAATCATAGTAAGTATCTATAACCCACCCTAATGAGTGGTAAGCATCCTCTACTATAATATCAGCATCCTCAATATACGGAGAATTAGCCATTCCAAGTACATACACTGTTAGAGGGTTAACCTTTCTAAGAACTGGTTTACCACCAATAATATCTGCACAATAAATTTCTTCTCCTGCAATCAAGGCATCTTTAAATCCCTGATTAAAGGTAAGTTTAAGTTTCTGCTCTGACCATAAGTGGTTAAGTATCTGAGTACCAAGTCTCTCTCTAATGTCCTGAGCTTCATAATTTTTCCATCTCTCAAGTTCTGCAACCTCACGTTGTACTTCTTCCTGAGATAATCCCTCCTTAACCGCAAGTTCAGTGAGCCTATCCAAAATAGTCTGTTTAACAAACTTCTCTTTCTCAGATACAGCATCATCATTGGTTACTCTAAGTCTCCAATCAAATCTGCGTTTACTCTCCTCACCTACCAGCAAGTTAATCTTACTGGTAGCAATGGGATAGCACTGCATTTCAGCAGGAAATGTATTACTATCTAATCCCCAAGGATTGACAGTTCTTTCAACATCTTTATTATCCAAAATCCCATCGTAGAGACGGAAATTGGCTCTCATACCATACTTAGTATCACGCATCCTATTATCACTATTATATAAAGCTAGTGTAATCCCCGCTTTTACGCACCGCTCTTGCCAATCTTTTGTCTTTTCTTTTGTTGATAGGCGTTGACGAGGCATAGCACTCCTGATGATTGGGTATGTCATAATGTATTATTTTTTATTAAATTCATTGTATGTGCAGTTTAAAGTTACACTATTTGGATATTTTGAATTGCAATATTAGTTAATTATTTGTTTCATTACAACTAATTTTAGCTTAATTAGCATAAAAATTTGGTTGTCTATAGCCATATGTTCTGGCAAAGAATTTATCTTCATTGTATGAAGCTTTTGCTTTAGCCTCTTTATCTGGCTTATATTTTATCCTTACTTCTCTGAATATCATTAAGATGCCAAATGCTGATATTCTATCTGCATTCACATCAGGATTGTACAACATTGCTTCACGTATAAGTCCCACTGAAAGTATAGTCTGGCAGTTAGTTACTCCTTCAGGTTTACCTACAGCCTGCTCATTCATCCAAGCAGGGCCAAGTTCAGACCTACCCCACTTGTTAATAGCAGGTGTACCATATATACCCTTACCCTTATTACCTACAGTACTACCCTTCTGCATATCCATATCTCTTAATTCAGGTGGAGTATCTTCCAATAAGTATAAACTGTTTTTGTTATCAAAGTAAGTAAATGGGCCCTTCTTGTTATTCTCATACAGAAGCCTTGCATTGTAGTAAAGTAGTCCTCTCCTACATTGTTCATAAAAGTCTTTAGCAAACTTTGTCCTTGCAGAGTATTCAAGTACTATTTTCTCAGTCCATAAGTCATAAATAAAGAATGATTGTAATGATAGATTGTTATCTTCATTACCATCATCATCAATTGGGTCTAAAGCTGCTATGTATCTGCCATATGGAATTCTACCATCCTCACTTCTTTGAGGCATAAAGAACATTTCCACACATCCTTCAGCATCATCATTTTTTAATGGATACTCACGGATAGGTTGTAAATCCTCATTCTTCCACTTAATTTCACCATCTTCATCAATATTAAATCTCCCTTTGTAGGTAGCATTCAATATCTTATCATTGGTAAGCAATTCAGCAAGTCTATGTTTTAAATCAGCTAATGGATAGGCATTTCTATTCTTATTAAGAAACATTTCTGAAGGAACAAGAGGATAATTCTGCATTTCCATATCAAGAGCATTTCCTGATTTAGCCTTCTTAGCCTTTTCCCTCTTAGCCATATAATAAGCAAGAGCTTCTTCTACCCTTGTATTACCGTTAGCATCCTTAAACTTTCTATCTGAATATGTAGCTGGTATAAAATAACCTATCTTCCCTGTATTTTCCCAAATGTCATCAAATTCAAGTGATTCAAAACTCTCAGGTTCACAAAATATAGTCTGACTCTGCTGAATTTTCTCAATGTTTCCACCCGTACCTAAGTATAAAGCACTTCCAAACTTATGTTCAATATACATAGTAGGTATATTTGACATATGTACCTGAATACTATTAGGCATAAGTCCAAACTCCTCAGCTACAACTACGTTGTACCTTCCCCCTGCTGCTGCTTCTGGATTCTCAGTAGTCCAAGTGCCGTGTTTAATGCTACTATGTGAACCTACCCACTGCCATTCACCCCCAAATTTCTTCTGATACTTACATATCCAAGGAACTTTGCTTGGTTGTAATAGGCTACCTGTAGCTCTCTTGTACAATGGTGAGGGTATTTCCTCATCAGTACCGGGTTTCCATATTCCCGGTAAGTTGTTAAGTGCCATTAAAGTTTTATCAAGCAAGTCTGCTGATTTACTTGCCATAGCAGCCCCAACAAATAACTCCACTTTAGCAGGAGACTTAATAGATTCTTCTGTATACTCCTTAGCTCCATCAGTAATAATCTCGTGTAAGATTACTAACTGACCTGCCCAAAAGGAGTTATGAGTAACTACATATTCTCCTGCAACAAACAAGTGACTTTCATTATCTACTCCTATACATACTGATGGTTTTATTCCAACTTCTTCTACGTTTTTAATTGCAATTTTATTTCTTGTGCTATTACTATAAGCTCCTCTTTGTTCCAAAAATAATTCTCTTTTTCTACTGAGTTTAAAAATGTTTATTAGTGGTTTTAATCTTATTCTGTAATTAAGTTTACCATACACTTTCTCCCCATCTTTGTTTTTGTAATGAGGTATTCTTGTAGAATATTCTGTTCTAATACCAAGAGTTCTTGCTAATCTTATAACATCCTCTGATAAAGTTGTTATAGATGATGAGAACTCTATAGTTTCTCCATTTCTACTTATATACCCATCGGAATCCATTAATCCTTTAAGCAGGTCTAATCTTTGTTCATAACTTGCATGAAAATAATCTTCAGGGATGTGTTTATTATTAATAACATTTAATTCTCTGAGATTATTAAGTAACAAGTTACACCCTTTAAAATTATCAAAACTTGTCTGTCCAGATGTTATAGTATATGTAGGGCAAGTTTTAGAAGTATTTTCATTTATATTTACTATGTGATTAGGAAATTGCTTGGAAAAGTCATAAACAAAGTTTTTAATTTCACTATCAATAGTAGTAATACCTGTATTATGACTATTTCCGTCTCCTAACCATAATCCAAGGAAATATGGATTTACTAATAAATCTTTTTGTACTCCTTGTATAGGTTTATTTATGGGTATGAAATACTTAGAATCAAAATCATACTTACCATTAGCGGCTTTTCTTTCATAAGCTTTATAATTATCTCTTATATTAGCAGTATCCACTATAAGTTCTTTCCCATGATTATCAATAACCTTCCATAAATGTCCTTCTCCAGCAATAAGATTTCTACCATCAGCAAGTGTAATTTTGTACTGCATCTGGTTATTAAAATCTTTTCTATCAACAACTTTAGTTGGTTCCCCATTATCTCCCCAAATATATTCACCTAAGAGAACATCCTTAATTGGGATTCTTCCTCTGGTTACAGAGTGTATTATAGTATTCTCTTCTAAATCTTTGCCTGCGCCTCTTGCACCGAGTAGTACAAGGTTTCTAGCTTCGTTGTCATATAAAGGTATACCTAAAGGCTTATCAAACAGTTTATTAATGTAGGTTCTAGCAGGAGTAAATTTCTTTAGTATTCCTTGTTTATTATATGCTGATTTTGGAATATCCTCCTCAAGCAGCTTTCCTTTATGGAACAATTCCACATCCCTGCAACAAGTGTACTCTTCATCATCAGAAAACCCACTAAAGCCCCTAGCTTCCAACCACTTGTAAGAAAAATCCCAATCAATGTCATCTAAATTGGGGTGTACCTTACGTCTTGGTGCATTCTTAGCAGCACCCTCTTTCTTATGTAGAATATAGCAAAGATTGGTGTAGAAGTACAATTGGGGTGGCATAAATCTCCACATACCTGTCTCTTTAGGATTAGTTGTATCCTGACCCCAATAGCCTTCCACTACAAATTTTTTAATTTTTCTCCAGAACTCTATATATTTCATAGACTCTGGATGATAATTAGGGAAGTCTCTAAATATAAAATTAGAGCGATTGTTAATTTTTGCAATATCCATATAACTCTCTCATAATCATTAGATTACTCCTTTTTCTGATGCACTTTCGATAGCTCCACCTTTAGTATTACCCCCATCTCTCTCAGCACGTATCTGGTC